GTGTCCAAGTGGACCACCGGCACTGATGACACACGCAACCGGGCGCTGGCAGCAGCAACGCAACGCCTGGACCGCGAAAGATTTATTGGAGCAAGGGCAACCAACACGCAGGCGCTGCAGTTTCCGCGCACTGGTGTCAGGCGGCCAGACACGTACGTGAATACTTACGCAACGGGGTTTCCGTTTCGCATCTCTGAGGATTACTTCTCAGAGACTGAGATTCCTGATCAAATCAAGCGGGCACAGATTGAGCTTGCTGTCTACCTGCACAACAACACGGACGGCATCAGCCTCAGTGGTTTGAACGATTACAAGAGCGTCAGCATTGGCAGCATTAGCGTCACACCTGACAAGGCTGGTGCTGTTGGCGCTGACCACGTTCCGCCGATGTTTGAAAGGTACTTGACTGGTCTTAGAATTAGTGGACCAGGCAACATCGCTATCAAACGGAGCTGACCATGTACGGAGACCTGAAGGGCGGCTTCGAGTTCATCTCAGACACCGCTGAGCACACTGGCCGGTTTTGCCTGATTTATTTCAAAGAAGACACGGTGATCAGTGCAATCACTGTGCAGAACGCAACTGGCAACAGCTTGGCTGGTGAGACTTTTGTGGCTGACACCAAGCTGTCGGGGATTGTCACCAGTATCACGCTGACCAGCGGCGCTTGCCTTGCTTATCGCGTCTGATGGCACTTGCTGATTCGCTGGGCAAGGTTGCAACCAACGTTCTTAAGGCGTTGGGTGCTGACGTGACGATCCGTTATGTCACCAGTGGCAGCTACAACACCACGACTGGTTTAAGCGCTGAATCCGTGAGCGACACCAACGTCAAAGGTGTGGTTCAGGCAGTTGCAAAATCTGAGGTCAACAGCCTTATCGAAGCGCAGGACAAGCGCCTTATCGTTTCTGCGGAAGAGCTAGCAACGGCCCCAGGGACTAAGGACAGGGTTGTCATTAGCTCTGTTGTCTATCAAATCATTTCAGTCAACACGGTTGAGCAGGACAACACAGCAATCACTTATGAGCTGATCCTGAGGGGCTGATGGCTAAAAAAGAAATCACGATTCTTCAAATTGGTGATTACTGCGGAGAGAAGGTCAAAGAGCTTGTGCGTGAATCAGGTGTCAAGCTTCGCGACCGGCTTGTGGAGTTGAGCCCTGTTGGTGAAGTTAACGGCGGAACGTTTAAGTCCAACTGGCAGCCGCCTGTCTATGTAGACAAAGGGCTGACCGCAAGGATCACCAACAACACTCAGAACTATGGAGAGGCCATTACATACGGCGAGAACACGCCGCCATCTTGGGGCCCTCCAGGTTCGTTCAGGTCACGATATGGCTTGCCGAAAGGCTGGCCTACTTTGCTTGCCGGAAAGGACGTGCAAAACGCTATCCCTAGCATGTGGAACAGGATTGTTAGCAAGCCATGAGCAGTACATATAACGACATCAGGGCCGCCATTGAGGCACGCATCGCCACTGAGATGGCGGAGTCGCCGTCATATCAAGTCAGCTACGAAAACGTCCCGTTTACGCCGCCCAATAACTCCACTTGGATCAAGGTTCAGATCCGGTTTGGGGAAAACGCTTATGCGACGTTGCTTGGCCCCACAACTGGCAGCAATCGCCAGGCAGGCATTGTCGTCATTGGCATCTTCACTCCAATCGGTGTCGGCACTGGCGACAACTTCACACTGGCAGAACGCTTGAAAGATTTGTTTGACCGCAAGATCGTTAGCCAGATTATTTTTGACGCAGCCAACGGTCCGGCAATCGTTGAGGCTGCCGCACCTGAATCCTTTTTTCAAACAGAGCTAGCCATAACATTCAATGCCTTCGTACAATGAGCTGAGCCAACTACCGTACAAACGTTATGGCAACCACTCTGTCCGGTACGTCCGGCGCACTCTATTACAAGCCTGCTGGCACTGACAGCACGTTCACCGCATCGAACGTGACTAATGCCAGCAACAACATCATGGTGGGAACCTACCGAAACTTTAAGGTCAACGACAAGGTTTCGTTTGGTACCGGCACTGGTGGCACTCTGCCTTCTGGGCTTTCTGCGAGCACTGATGTGTTCATCAGAACCTACACCGCATCAACCGGCATCGCTACGTTTTCTGCCACAGCTGGCGGAACTGAGCTTGCTTTGAGTGATGATGGCACGGATGGAACCACGCCGTTCACTATCAAGTTTGCTGAGTTCCAAGCGGTTGGAGCTGTTCGTGAATGGTCCTTTGAGATTACTCGCGATGAGATTGACGTGACCACTATTGGTCAAACCCTTGGTCAAAACGCACCGTTCAAGACCTACATCACCGGCTTTGCTGATGGTGAAGGCTCTGCCACCATCTACACCACTGACGACGACACCACCATTGCATCACGCTTGGTGGAAGACGTGATTCAGCGGATTCAGACTGGTGTGCAGTTCAAGCTGTACATCGACCGGGTGATTTCTTCTGGCTCTGTGGATGACACTGCAAGCCGCTCAATCACAATGGAAGCTGTGCTGACTTCTGCCAGCTATTCCGTCAACCCAGACGACGCACAACAGATTGAAGTCTCTTTCCGGCCTTCTGCTGTGCCAACTTTCGATCTTGCTAAGACCTGATCGTTTGTCACCCGTTTGTTTGGCCCTGGCTTGCGCTGGGGCTTTTTTCATGAGTAGTATCTGTTTACTGTTCACAGGTTTTTATGTCTTCCAGTGCAAGCGGACGCGCACTTGATCGTCTCAAGAAGGCTGCAAATCTGACGCCAGTGAAGCGTATTGTGATCTTGAGCAATGGGGATGAGTTTGTATTTTGGTCAACGCCTTTGACCATGGCAGAACGTGAGCGGGCGCAAAAGCAAGCCAACTCAGATGATGCCACTCAGTATGCTTTGCAGCTGCTAGTCAATAAAGCCACTGACGAAAACGGTCAGCGGATGTTTAAGGCAGGTGAACTTGCAGAGCTGAAAAACGAAGTAAGGGACGAAGACTTGCAAGGTTTGATGGTTGCCCTGATCACTGGCGAGGGCAACGTCACTGAGGAAGAGGCAAAAAACTAAGCAAGCTCTTCAAAGATGACTGGCCCCTGAGAGTGCAAATGCGTGTAGCCCGGGAACTGGGTTACACGCTTTCTGAGCTTTCAAGCAAAATGTCCCGCGAAGAGCTGCAGCTGTGGTGCCTGCTTTTTGAAGTAGAGGCCCAGGAGGAGCAGGAAATGCGCCGTAAAGCCAAGCGGCGGTAGACTTAACGGAACCTGGCGGGAATGTTGTGGCTGGAACCGTTGTCATTGACGTAACCGCCAAAGACGGTGCCAGCGTGACGCTGACTAAGATCAATAAAAGTGCCAAAGACCTGAACAAAACATTTGTAGACAGCAAGGGAAAACTTAGAGATGCGAATGGACGTTTTGTCAAAATGTCGAAGACTGCTGGCACAGCCAGGCAGAGCTTCAAACTGTTAGGGACTACATTCTCGACATACCTTGCGCCGCTTGTCGCTTTTGGCACAGCTGTTAAAGGTGTCACGGATTCGCTTGCTGTTTTTTCACAACGGCAAAAGGACACCGCAGCCCTAGCCAATGGCATTAAGGGGATGACAACCGATGGTAATGCCGCTTTAGCTTCGCTGAAAGCAAGTGCAGATGAACTCGGCAAGGCCACTCTGTTTAACGAGGAAGACTTCACCAGGGGCTTCAAGCTCTTGACAAGTTTTAAGACTATTGGCGTGAGCAGCTACGAAGAAGTTGCCGGGACAGCGGCTGACATGGCCCAAGTTTTAGACCAAGATGTAAACAGCGTTTTGCTGCAAGTTGCCAAAGCGTTAGAAGCTCCAGAGGTTGGCTTGACTGCTTTGCAGCGATCTGGAACACGCTTTACTGACTCGCAGAAAAAGCAAGTAAAAGCAATGGTCGCGGCCAATAAAACCGCAGAAGCCCAAGCATTTATTTTGAAAGAATTGCAGCGCCAGTACGGCGGTGCTTCGCAAGAAGCGGCAAAAGGTTTTGCTGGGGCAATGGACACGCTTGGAGAGGAAACAAGAGACGCCATGGAGGCATTAGGGGAATTTATGGAGCCCGCCGCAGTTGCTGGCATCAAAGCTCTAACCAAGGGCATCAAAGCTGTATCTAATTTTTTCCAAAGGCTGGCTAGCGCGGTTCTGCCAAAAGCTCAAAAAGCTTTAGAGCCAATTCTCACTGTAATGAGGAACATATTTGAAAAAGTTAATTTTGAAAAAGTGGCAAACCTTATCGGCAATGTTCTCGTCGTAGGTGCTCAGACCTTTTTTGACGCTTTGAGCCTAATTACCCCAGTGATAGCAAAAATCAGTGAGGCTTTGTTTTTTATGGTGCAGAACAGCCCGTTCGGCTTAATGGTTCAAGGGCTCATGAAACTGGCCGAACATTTGGGGCTGACTCAACCCCTTGTCAACGACCTGGAAACTGGAGCAAGGGGGGCGGCAAATGGCTTCAAGGATATTCCCCCTGCTGTTGATGCAGCGGTAGAAGCTCAAAAACGCAAAATTGAAGCCTTGACTCAGGCTGTGAGGTTAGTTCAACAGGAGAAGCAACAAATCCAAGCACAAGAGCAAGCATACGAAAACAGCGTAAAAATTACTGATGCACGGCTAAACGCAGAGAAAGAAATCAATACTCTGCAAGGCCAAATCCTTGAGCGTGCATATGAACAAGCAGGCTCGGCCAAGCAACGCTTAGAAATTGCAAAACAAATTTTCCAGAATGAGCTTAATGGGGCACGGATC